AGGCCGGCACCGAACGCGTGCGATGACCAGCGTGTGCCGCCGCGGATCTTGCGCCGGGTGTAGCAGCCGAGATACCACATGCCGTACTGGTCGGCCATGTAGTCGCGAATCTGCAGCAGGTTCGGGCTGCAGGTGTTGAACGGCGCGGCTGGTGTGCGGCCGTCGTGCCAGTTGGTGTATTTCATCCGTCGGCCTTTTTGCCGATGATCGGCTCAACAGGCTTGCCGCCCTTCGCGGCGATGCCGTTGCCGACCGCGTAGCCGACGATGGTGCCCAACATGCCGGTGCCGGCCTCGTTAGCGATGCTGTCGGCGACCATAAGCACGGCAATGACGATCATGGCGACCATTGCTATCAGGGCTTTCGGTGGGTTGGTGAGGTTCATGTTGTTAGTTCTCCACTATTGAAACGATGGCCCCCACCGCGATCGCGGCGAGGATGATAACCATGACGATCATGCCGGCGGGTCGGGTGCGTCCCAAGTCGGGCCGGGCGTCCAAGTGGCGGGTGCGTCGCGGAGTTCTTGCCGGTAAGTCGCCCACGCTGCACGCTGCTCGTCGCTCAAACCGTTGTCAGGTAATTGCGTCCAATCAGAATCAGCAAGCAAACGGTCACGATGTAAGCGCATCCCATCGAGCCATTGTTCATTACTAATGAAATCGACGGTTTCGGGGTTGTGCGGTAGTTCGATCATAAGTCGATCCGATAACTAAGCGTGAACCAAATTTCGTCGCCGCTAGCCAGCGCCATGTTAGGCGACACTCCATAGGCGGCGGTCGTAGTGGTGTCACCTCGTACAAAATAAACAGAGTTTGTGCTATTCGCGAATACGGTTACCGTGTCGTAACGTGTGCCAGCGTCCAAAATTCTGCCGACGCCGACAGCACCGCCTACTGTGTGTTCGATTCCCACGGGTACGTTGACTGTAATCGTGTTATTTGTCACACCGCTGCCCGTCATAGTGACGCGGCCCTGACCAAAAAACCAATCACCATTGACAATGTAATCAAAAAACGCTGTTGATGAAGCGACGCCGCCGCCCTGATTCACAGATGTTGTGAACGTCTGATATTTCGGCGTGTCGTTGAGTGCGTTGTTGAGGTCGCTAGCGGTAAGTACGTCGCCTGAGCTGAACGGGTACGCCATGTTGTCAGCCTAGCCCAGCCGGTTCTCGTCAAGTACCCCTAGCAGAGCCGAGTCCAACACAAACGACTGGAAGTCGCGGGCCGGCAACACGTCGACGATGACAGCGGTGTCGCTTGGGGTGACGTTGATTTGTTTGCGTGCGATACAGATCGTGTCGGTCAGCTCGGCGACCGCGCCGGTCGGTGTGTACTTGACCCAGCCGAACGACCACAAACTAGACAGTTTGAGCAGATCTTCAAAGTTGTCGCGCATCGTCTGGTTGGTCTGCAGGCTGTAGCGCGTTTGGATTTGCACCGCTTGGTATGTGTAATCACCAAACCGATTGACCCACTCATCGGCGTAGGGCTGATGGTCAATGCGAACTGTGGACGGTGACGGTGTGCCGGCTTGGTTCCACAGGACGACGGTGCCGGTGTACTCGATGCTGCGCGGCCCGTATTTGGCGGTGCTGGTCGCGTTTGTTGCTTCGATGTCGTCGTAGGTGACGTAGCTGCTGTAGAGGGCGGCGCGGTTGACAAGCTGCTCAAGGTTGTGGCCCGTGATGACACGTTCGGCTTGCAGCGTTGTTGGCCCGAAGTACACCGGTGTGCCAGCGGTTCGCATCAGGCCGTGCATGACACAGTCGAGGACGTATTCCTCGTTGCTGCTGTCCCATTCGCTTGGGATCAGCATGCTCATGCCGGTTGGCAGCATTTTGTTGCGTATCACATCGTCGTAATAGCCCTCGACGTAGTTGTACTGCTGAAAGATGCCTTGACCTGACAGGGTGTCGTCGTCGACACGCCACGCGGCGCTGGTGGCGCCGGCCGGTACTGGTGCCGGTACACCTGTAATGGTTTTGGCGCCTGTGCCGTTGTTGAGCAGGTTTTCGATGGCGAGGTACAACGGTTGAGCTGGCAGGTTTGGTGTCAGCGACGGTTCGTCGGTCGTGCATCGGCCGAACGCGGCGAACGGGTCGATACACATGATCGTAAATGTGCTGTTGGTGCCATCGTCATCCAGCACGAAGTCATACGGGAAGCCGAAGAACACCAGCGAATACGTCGCCCCGGTAAATGTGTCCGCTTCGATCTCGATCAGCTGGTTGGCCCAGTCGACGCTTGAGTAGGTGCCGCCAATGTTCGGTGTGAACGCGCCGTCGTTGTTGTCAAACGTGATGACAGCCTCAAGCCGGCCAATGTCCGCTAGCGATTGTTCCTGGACTATTCGCATGCCGCGAACACGGCTAGTGAGATCGGTGCCGCTTGACAGCACCTTCCAGTTGACCTGTGTCACGACCGGACGCCACCGTTGTTAGCGACCCGCAACCCGCCGCGCTTACGGCCTTCGCGTTCAATCGCGCGCACAACCTCCGCGCCATCGCTACCGGCTGGCATGTTGACGATGACGTTCATGGGGCTAGCTGGTGATGTTTGGCGTAGTCCAAAGCCGCCAGCGCCTTCGCCGATGTCGATGCTGCTGACTGGCGCACCAAATGATTCGTAGCCGCTGACCGGGCGCACCATGCCAGCGGCAGCTGCGATCTCGGCGGCCGTCAGAGTTGTGAGCGCGGTGTTGGCGATGGCGTTCAACACCTGCAGTTGTGCCAGCACCGCGTCGTATTCGCCTTGATCCAATAGCGCGATCAGTTCCAGTTGTTTCGTGGCCGGGATGTTGTCAAGCTGGTCGATGACTTTGCCAAGTTCGCGGTAAATGTCGCGGCTGGCTTCTTCGGCTTCGCGGCTGCCTTCGCCGTATTCTTTGACGGCTTCGGCCGCGTCAAGGATGGCGTCGCTAAAGTCGTCCACGGCCTCGTCGTTGTCAAAAATGCCAAACAGGTAGTTGAACTCGTCAATCAGGTCGGTGTTCATGTCGCTGATAAACTGCTGCGCTTCGTGGTGACGTGCCATTGCGTCGTTGGTGCGCCCAATCGCAGCGGTCACGTCATCGAGCGTCGGGTGCAGCTCATCCATAAGCCGTTCGGCTTCTTCGTAGTCAAGGTTGGCGAGCTGCTGCTGGTAGGCAGCTTCGGCGATGGCTTCGGCCACTTCCAGTTCGGCGTCGGCGTAGCCCTCAATGGCCGGCGTGACCTGTTCCTCAACGATCTGTGCCTGTTCTTCGAACACGTTGGTGAGTTTGTCGATTGACACAAACGGGATCTTGTTCGCCACGTCAATCAGCGTGTTGATGAAGTCGACAAACTTGCCGGCCAGCCACGTCACAGCGTCGCTGACCGCGTCGAACGCGATCTTGACGGCCTCGATGACTTTGGTGACGACGCCGAACTTCTTCTCAAGGGCGATAAGCGTGGCGATGAGGCCGGCGATGGCTAGCACAATCAGCACGATGGGGTTGGCGGCCAGCACCGCGTTGAACACGGCTGTGGCGGCTGTGGCAATGCCTTGAGCAACTGCGTACAGCTTCAACGCCGTGTTGTAGGCGATGACAATGCCGGCGACGGTGGCGATGGCTCCGCCGATAGCAATGAACAGGTCGGTGTTCTCCGCAACAAAGGTGGCTACGTCCTCGAGGATCGGCAGCAGTTTCTCCAGAATGGGCAGCAACGCGAGGCCGATGGATTCCTGCGCGTTCTGTATCTGTATTTGCATCAGCTCGAAACGGCCAGCGACAGTTTCGGTGTTGCGTGCTGCTGCGCCGCCAAATGTTTCGGCGAGTTGGCCCATGACTTCGTCGGCGTCGGCGCCTGACGCGATCATGTCGGTGAGTGAGCGGTCTAGTTCTTTGAGTGGGCCGACCTCGCCTTGGTATGCCTCCTGCAAGGCTTCGCTGACTGATTCAAGGTCGCGCCCGGTGCCAGCGGCCACGTCAAGCGCAAGCGTCATCAGTTCTTGTGCTTCGGTGACGTTCCCGGTGGCGCGCACAAGGTTGGCGAACGCCGGCCGTAGTTCCGAGTCTGATACTGCTGCTGCGGTTTCGGTTTTGGCGATGTAGTCCTCGACGGCGGCGACTTGTTCTTGTGTGGCGCCTGTGGTGATCTCAAGCTGGCGTGCGAGTTCGTCTTGTTGTTTCTGATCGTCAATCGCTGCCTTAGTGGCGACAGTCGCTGCTGCAGCAAGACCAGCAACAGCAGCGGTGGCCGGCACAAACGCCTTCTTCATTGCGAAGCCGACCTTTTGGCTGGTCGTTTCTAGGCGCTTGAACTCCTGCATTGCTTTCTTCACGCCGTCAGGCGCGAACTCGGAAACAATGGGGACGTTGATGGCCATTAGCGCAGCTCCTCGTTCAGTATCACCATCATGTCATCGATGGCGGCCTCGACTTGCCGTACCACGACCGGCATGGCGTCCTCCGCGCCGGGCCACATGGTGCGCGACGCAGGGCCACCACGCTGGTTCAACACGCTAATGAACTGGCGCCCAGCATCGGTGGTGCCGTTGGAACGTCGCCCGGCCATGTCGTAGATCGCGCCGGCCGCGTTCTTCTGGCGTAGCGTCAATAGTGGGATGTTGTTGGGGTCGCGCGCACCGCGCACCTTGGATCCCCTGAAAGCGACCTTGATGCCGCGTCTGACGGCTGTCGGATCAAAGCCGCCCTTCCAGCCCACCCAGCCCGACAGCGGCCGTACAGCGGGAACAAGGCGCCTCGCTGATTCTTCGACCGGCTGCGCGGCCGCCTTCATGTTTTTGACGACTTGCTTCTTCAGCTCAGGGTTAACCGAGTTCAGCACCTTGATGGCATCAGCGACGCCATTCACTTCGATGCTGCTGCTAACGGCCACGTTTCGCTTTCCTGTTTCGCTCGTTGATTACGTCGACCACAGTAGTCAGGTCGAGTACGTCAAAGTCGATGTTCGACGGCCACCAGCCCAGGTGTACGAGGATCTCGGCTAGCTGGCGTCGCCGGGTTCCTCGCGCGTAGGGCGGTCGTCACTTCCAACAACCTCAAGCGTCACGATCCGACGTAGGTAATCGTCAAACACGGCCGGCACGGTGATTTTCTGGGCTTTGCATGCCTCGTAGGCAAGGTATGCGAGATCTTCCATGCCGAGACCTTCGGCCATTTTGCTGGCCTTCGTTTTGTACTTTCTTTCCCACGCGACGATGGCCCACAGGTTGGTGGTGACATCTTGCGGGCCATCGCCGGTGTCGACGCGTAGCGTGAGTTGCACGGTTGCCTCCTAGTTGTGCAGTTGGTTTGTCAGACGACGGCGCGTGAGTACGAGCCGCCGGTCAGGGTAATGTCCACGGTGGACAGTTCGCCGACGCCGCCGTTGAACGGTGTGAACTCGGCGAAGTACATGCCGGTGATGGTGTACACCGGGTTGTCGGTGGCTGGTGTGCCGCTGTTCTTGCCGACAACTACGTCGATGCTGGTGCCGACGATTCCTTCAAGGATTTCTTCGACTTCGCTGGCGCCGTAGCTGAGAAACAGCGTGGCGGTCACTTCGCAGACCTCAAGGCCGGCGGTGTAGGTGCGTGCCGAGTCGTCCAGGGCGGTGTTCTCCAGCGCCTCTTTGGTGATGGTCAGCGTGCAGTCCTGCAGCTGGTCGCTGAGGTCGTTGGCGTCGACCGTCAAGTAGGTGGCGGTCAAGTTGGTGGTGGTCATGTCAGGTGCTCCTGTGGGTTCCGAGTCTGATGGTCAGATCATAGGCCGGTAACTGTTGTTCGCCGATGAGGGCGACGGTTGGCCGGCCGTCGACTGCGGCGCCGCCGAACGCGTTTTGGATCGCGTCGACGATGGTGATGATGTAATCGCTGGCGTCTTGGTTGCCGGGTGGCGGTGCCAGCACGCGTACGACGATGGTGATGTCGACCACGTCGTGTGCGAACGTCGTGAATGTTGGCAGCTCGACAAAAACTGACAGCGGTCGTGCGTTGCGCGGGTCGGTGACGGTTTTGTAGCCAAGTCCGTTGATGATCCCGGTGACATGGCTAATCGCCTCCGCAAGCACTCCTGTCGCAGCCACCGCATCAGCCGATCTGTGGTCGACCGCAGCCGAGCAGCTGCAGCACTTGGCCGAGGGATCCGATAGGTGTGACGGTTCCCATGTCGTTGAACGATGCGTAGCCGTCAACTGAGCCGCGTGTCCGGTATTGGATCGCGGCATACATGACGGTGCCGAGTTTGACATCGCCGCTCGGCGCGGTGTTCAACGCGTCAAAGTAGCCGGCTGATCGACGCCGTCGGCTGCACCACGCGTTAGCGGCTGACACAGCGGTCGTGATGAACGCGGTGTCGTTCGCCGTCGCGCTGTCGATGCCAAGCCACTCAGCCACGTCGTCGTTGTCGATCCAGGTACACGTCGGTGTGTACGTCAGGGTGCCGCTGTCAGTAGTGCGGTCAATGTCGTCGCCGATGTCAGCGAACACGATTTGGTTGGGTCGCGGTATGTCGTAGTCAAAAACGAGGTCGCCTTCGTCGGTGACGCCGACAAACTGGTACGGCTCAAGGGCTGCGACGACGTGGTTGCCGTTCAGGTTGGTTTGCGACAGGCCGCTAACATTGACGTCGCTGCCAACAATCAGACCATCGAAGTTTTCGAGAGTCTGCACGACGCCATAGTTATCCTGCCGCCACGCGTGGGTGATGGTGTAGGTAGCCATGACGTCGTGCAGTACTCAGCGGATCAGACGAAGTTCGCCTTGACGTAACGGTCGACGTCAAGCATCAGGGTGGCGAAGTAGCCGAGCCATGAGATATCACGGCTGCGGTTCGTCGCGTTGTCTACGGACAAGAAGCCCTTTTGCTGTTCAAAGATTTCGAAGCCGGTGGTGTCACCGAGGATCATGGTGCCGTTGCCGGCGTCGTCGAAGTTCGTGTCGACGACGACCTGAAGGCCGAACGCGACGAAGTTCGAGGTGCCGGGGCTGGTGGTGCCGAACGCGTTCATCGGGCCAACCTGTGGGAACAGGGGACGTCCTGAGCCGTCCTCGAGCTTGCCGAGGGCTTCCCAGTTGCCGGCCGACACGAACAGGTGCGTCGGGAGGTGGCCGCCGTTGCCGGCGTTCGACAGGATGTACGCGGCATTGGAGTACAGCCAGCTCAGCCACTCGGTAGCGTCGCCCTTGTTGGCTGCGGTGAAGTTGCCGGTCGTGGTGGCGCCAGATGCGAGCGCGTCAGCTGCGACGTTGTCGGTGGTCTGGCCGTACACGCGGCCCATGTCTTCAAGAATCAGGTTGATGATCTCAGGTGACGACCAGTCGATAACCTGCTCGGACACGGTCACGTAGCCGCCGTAGCTGGACTTGGTGACCTGATTCTCTTGCACCTGGAACTCGCCGGTCTGCAACGTGGCGAGTTCGGACGACTGTGCAGCCATTGAGGTGTGCGTTGACACCGACGGGCGGATGAACACCTTGCCGCTGGCCGGCATGGCCTTCACACCGAACGCGTCCACCACGGGGCGGATGCCGAGGTAGTCGTTGTACACCGGGCCAACGATTGGCTCGGGCAAGATGCCGTCGTTGTTGGTTGTGGTCACATCAGGCGCGGCAGCGCGGATGTTCTCGTTCATCTGGTGCCAGTCGTGGCCACCGATGAGCGCGGCGCTGATCCACTCGGCGGCCGACGGAAGCTTGAACGGCTTGGCGGGTGACGCGTGGAGCGGCTGGGTTGGGATGGTCTCGGGCTTGGCGGCCTCGACCACTTCGGGCTTGATTTCTTCGGACACTTCTGTCTCCTCTGGGGTTGGGTCGGGTGCGGTCTCCGCTTGTGCGGCGATTTCGCTGATGGTGGCGCCAGCGAACGCTGGCTGGTAGACGACCGACAGTTCCTGCCAGTCGGCGGCTTTGACGACCATGGTGCGGCCGTCCATTTCGTAGTCAAGGGCTTCGATGCCGATGCTGACGCTGTCAAGGGCGCCCATTTTGACCAGTTCGACTAGGTCGTTGCCGGCTGCGGTGCGTGCGATCTCGGCGGTGAACAGCATGCCGGCGTCGGTGTCCTCGCGGGCGGTGACGAGGCCGACGATGCGGCTGGGGTCGTGCGACTCAAGCAGGCGTGGCGCTGGGCCGTCGACCGGTAGCGCGCCTTGTTCGATGCGTACCTGTTGGCCGGTCGACACCGTCGCGGTCTCGCCGTAGGGGACGGCGATGCCGCTAATGGTGCGCGGGTTGTCGGCTTCGCCGGCTGCGGCGTCAAGGGTGACGGATTGGGCGGTGAATCGGATCATGCGGGTGTGTCCTCGTTCTCGCGGGTGATAGCGGCCGGGTATTCGGCTTCTTGTAGGTAGGCGCCGATGTCTAGCTCGATGTGTTTGCCGCGCGCGACGACGCTGTCAAGGCTCAATGTTTGCTCAATGCAGTCGACGTACGGCTTGGCGCCGAACAGGTACAGATCCTGCCGCGCTTGCTGGCTGTTTTGGTAGGTCATGCCGCCGATAGCGACACCGACCAGCCACGCCGGCACCTGGAATACGCGCGCCAGCTCAAGCGCCGAGTGTTGCCGGCCTTCCATGAGCTGCAGTTTGCTTGGATCTTGGCTGAACTCGACATATTTGACGTGCTGATTCAATGCGCCGACTGCGAGATTGCCGCGAGCTTCTGACCATGCGCTAGCCAGTTCGGCAAGGTCGTCGCCACCCATCGGTTCGCCGTCAATCTGTTGCAGATAACCGGAGGCGATGCCGCCGCCATTGCTGGCGTACCGGCGCGCGGCTTCGTCCAGCTCGTACGCGATCTGGATGGCACGGTTACCAGTCCACAGCATGCCGTTGACCGGGCTGAGGAACTGCACGACGTTGTCGGCGTCAATGTCGACACCGTTGAACTGGATGTCGTGCGATGGCCCAAACCATTCAGGGCCGGCTTGGTCGAGGGTGGCGATGTTGTCTGCTGGCAGCCATGTGAACGATGCCGGAAATCCGGTGTTGTATCGGCTAGTCACGTACCAAAACGCGCGGCCGTGCAACATCAGATCTTGGACGGTGGACGCCATGATGAAGTTACGCGTCACGTTCGGATCGGGTCGAGTCATCCACGATTCGCCGGGTATGTACATGCGTTCGTAGCGTTCGACTTCGGGATCCCACGACATGGTGTAGGTGCGGAAGTCAAGGCCGCCGATCATGCTGGTAATAAGACCGACCGCGCGCGACACCGTCGGGATAGACAAGGCGCGCGCAGTATTAGCGCCGACGACGTAATACTGCAGCGCGCCGGGTCTGGGCGATGCGCCCGCGGCGGCCTGCACGGAGGCGGTGCCGAACGCCGGCTCGGTACGCGATCGAAACAGACCCACGCGCCCAGCCTAGTCACACCCGTGTGATTATTTGGCTACACCCAGCATTGGCTTGCGAATCTTCGCTTGTGGCTGTGCAGCAAAGCCGGCAGCAGCAACCATGCACCGAGTCTGCTCGATAGGGCCGGGCGACTTCTGCGATGACAGCGTGATGGTGCCAGATGATCGGCCAGCCACCGCGCGGTTGACCTGTTCGGCTAGCGCGAGCTGGCCGTGGTGAACGATGCGCCGCTCAAGGATCATGTTTCGGACGATGGCGGTAAAAGTGGTCATTTCGCGTTGGCCAAAGTCTTTGCAGCGTCGCAACAGCTCCGGTGGGCACAACGCATAGAAGCCAGGTGTCAACGCGAGCTGCACCGCTTCGTCCTCAAGTACGCGGTGGATCTCGTCCCACATCGCGTTCGCGTTGTCCACCACGAACTCGGTGTGGACATGCAGCCGGCCTTGATCGTCAGGCGCCACACGAACGCCGGTGTAACGCAGATCCGTCACGTCGCTATCTACTGCAAGCCAGCCACCAGCCGGCATCGCATCGGATGTTAGGCAGCTGTGCCAATGGCCGGCCGGCAGCCATGATGCGCTAGCGCTGATCCACACGTTGCAATGTGCACGGTAGAACGCCTGCCGGTTTGGTGTTTCTGACATGCGTCGCAGCCGGTCGGCGTTGATTGTGGTGCCGAGCGCCGGGTTGGCCCATGCCCATGTGTTGGGATCCTCGAGGTTGCTGCCGGGCGGTGGCGACCATTCTGCGAAGTACAGCGCCGACGTGCGGTCGTTGTCGATGGCTTGGATAGCTTGCTCGCGCAGCTGCATCATCACTTTCGATCCCTCGTCGCCAGCGGTCGACCACATTGACATGAGCGGGTTCGGTCGCGCAGTCATCGTCGGCCGGTATGCGTCGAAGATCACGTCGGGGCCGATGTTCCACACTTCGTCAATGACGACAAGGTCGCAGGTGGCGCCGTGCGCGTTCTGTGGTGTTGCGGCGTTGACGTGCCACATGGTGCCGTCTTTGAACTCGACAAAGTTGCGGCCGTACGACCAGTTGACTTTGGCGTCAAAGCGTGCCTCAAGGATCGGCGCCAGTTCTTTGAACAAGCCGAACGCTCGGTCAAGTTTGTGCGCGGTGCTGATGATCCGCTGGGGCCTGCCGGCTATGCGTGGCATCTCCGTGGCCCACCAGCCGACCAGCGCACCCAGCGCGTAGCTTTTGC